GGCCGTGTATTCTTCGCCATACATAGTGATTGCGCGGTAGTAGGTTTCCTGGGTGACCATGCCTTGAGCATACAGCTCGTTTAGCCGCTCCAGGCCGATGTAGAGGTTTTCCACCGGCGTGCGCGTAGCCTCAAAAATGCTTTCGGCCGTCCGCTGCAGGGCTTTGGTTTTCTCACTAATTTTGCCGATGTGCGGGGGGATATTTTCGAGGTTGGCGTCCCAGGAATAAAATGACCCGGAAATTGCCTCTGCGGCAACGTGGACGGCATCGAGTTGGTGGACGGTTTGCTCTCCGGTTTTCTTTGTCTGCTCTCCGGTTTCTTTTGCTTGTGTTGCAGCCTGCTTCAGGGCTTTGCGCTGACGATCAATCGCTTCAGAAACTTCGTCGCGCTGAGATATAATTTTTTCAAGGGCTTCCTGTTGAGCTGATGTTAGCTTTGTGCCTTCGGCCTGAGCCCGGCGAAATTCTAAAATTCGCTTATTGAGCGATTCATACTCTTTGACCAACCTTTCAAGTTCCCGGGCTTCCTCGGAGACCTTTCCGCCGTGACCGATATATTCCTTGATGTCCTTGTATGCCGACCAGTAGCCCCCGGCGCCCGCTCCGATTAGCGCGCCAACTCCGCCGCCATACCGAAATCCGATGGCCGCACCGGCCATCAGCTCCCAATATTCTGAGATCAACTGAAATTCTTTTGAGTTTACAAATCCAGAAACACTTTTGGCCATGTCCCGGATATGACCAGGAATATCCTGCGTCAAAAACTCCTTATTCTGCCCCACCCAATCAGCCATATTGTCTGCCGCCTGGCCGATTTCAGACGCCAGGCTCAACACGGTCCGAGTCAGTGAGTTTTTAATTACCGCCCCCAGGTCATCAATGCTATCCCGAATCGCTTCCGCCTGTCGTAAAAGGTTTTCGTCGATCTCGATCCCTAATCGCTCGTAACGGGCCCGCAGTGTATCAATGTTGTCTACCATATTGGTCATAGCGATACCGTTGGCTTTAGAAAATGCCGCTGATGCCATGGCGTTTCTATCAGACTGATTTTCAATCTGCTTTAAAGCATTGAAATATATCTTTAATGCTTCATCTGAGGTTTTGGCTTGCTTAAGCTGCTCCGCAAGGCCTTCATTTGTTTTAGAAAGATATGTGTTTAATGCCCCGGTTTCGGCCCGAAGCTCCCCTAAACGTTTTGTAAATGTTTGAAGACCGCCATCAAGCTTTGTTGTGGCAACCCCGGATCGCTCCGCTATATATCTGTATTCCTGTAATGCACTGGTGGATATACCAATACTGTCAGCGGTCTTCGCAATACTGTCGGCAGCGTCAATGCTTTTATTGATAAGCAGCCCCAGCCCAGCAGACCCGGCCAAAACGCCAATAGCGGAATTTAAATTTAGATACCGTTTACGGATATCAGTTAATTGCCGACTATGCCGCTTCCAGGATTGCTCCATCCTGGCAAGGTTGCGGTTTGTTTTAGATGCAAAAGATTTTGTTTGACCTTCAGCTTTTTTTAAATTACGGTTAAATTCTGCTGAATTAAGTTGAAGGTCTGCAACCAGGGAACCTATATTAGCCATTTTTAACCACCATGGGGGTTTTCATGTTTGGCCTTGACATGCCGGTGCTTGTCGCTTTTTTCTTTGTCTTGGCATTGTTTTTGCTTCCGGGAATTGTCGGCGCATGGGTGGCAAAAATCAAATCCAGAAGCAAGCTTGTATGGTTTTTGCTATGTTTCATTATGCCCATTTTAGTCGTTGTAATTGCCGTGTTGCCTGCTAAAAATGCCACCGCTGCGAATTAAAATAGCTTTTGCGGTATTTATTTTAGAGGTTGTCATCTTTGCTGTTTGGCACCTTTTTTCGCGGCTTGCGCTTCTTTTTTGACTTACCCTGGCCTGCCAGCATGTCAAACGCCCCCCTGATGCGCTTTTCTGCTTCATCTGCATTGACAGCCTTTGCCAGCTTTGGCCTCATGGCAAAATCCTCTGCCTTGTAAGGCCTGGGTTGTTTTTTTGAATTGCGGTTAATATTGGCTTGCAGGCTGCAAAGCTGGCCAAAACGATAATCCTGCTTCCATTCACCCCAGCCGCCTTCTATGTTCCAGAAGGCTTCGAGCTCTGCAAGCTGTGGGCTTGTTATTGCCTGTAGCATATAATCTGGATGCGGAAACCCAAGGCTAATGGCTATTCGCCATCTGATAATTCGTCTTGGGTTTCTTCGGAGTTTTTTGCCATTTCCTCAACATCTTCATTGGAAACGGCGTTTAGTTTTTGAGTTTCAGCAAAAATTCGATCCATGGCAGCCGCTGACTTTTTTGCCAGCGCCTTAACATCTTTGTCAGTAAACAGCCTATTGCCATCTTCATCGACAACTGCCATTGCAACAAGGGTTGCCCGAATGTTATCAACCCGGTCTTTTTTGCTGCCACTGCGACTGGCAAACATTTTTTGTTCAAACTGATCCCGCTCATAAGCTGTCATTGTGCGGATGCGCACATGCCCGCCCCAGGGCTTGACATATACGTCTTTTGTTTCCAGGTCGTCTGCTTCAAGAATTTGGTCTTTGGTAAGTAAGCTCATTAGGCTCTCTCCTTTGATTTGAATCAGCCGCTCATGGCGGTCAGGCTGTTATCTTTTCAGGTTTAGGCTGGATTCTTGGTCACGATTTCACCGTAATCGTTTTCCACCAACTCAAAATTGACATCCCACATCAGATCGCCATCTACTCCGGCATATGGCGTGGAATAGCTGGAGATCAATGACTTGAACTCATAGACTGTTGGGGGGGAGTCAGGGCAAACAATACGGTAGTTATCCTTGGTTTCGTCGTTGTGAGCCGTGATTAAGGAACTGTGAGAAGCCTCGTCGGGGTCCCAAAACAACGTCAGTGAGAAATTGCCCGGCTCTCCGATGCCAAGGCCTTTATCCCTGTTTGTGTCATTAACGCCCGTCCGGTCCTTAACGCTCTTTGCTGTCTGGATCGCGGGCATGTCCTGCACACCGCCGACTTTTGCATAAGTCTCCGGGCTGCCGCCGTCGCCTTTCTGCAGTTCAATTCCTTTAGATGCATAAACATTTACATCAGCCATTTTTAAATCTCCTATTCTATGGTTTACGTTTCTTCAAAATATGGAATGATAAATTCAAGGATCACCCGGTTAAACTCCGTGTTTTCCTCGAAATCATCCCTGTCTGCTACAAGCTCAATACTGCCCACATTAGGCTCACCCCCCAAGGGGCCGCGATGACCATTTAACGCCAGGCGGACCTTGTTCGCCAGATCCCGGACGCCGGCATAAGTTTCCGCCCAGCAATCAATTTGGAACCTTGGATGCACCCGACCGGTGGCACCGACTGAATCATACTGACGTGGCCCGCTGATGCGCTGATAGCTAATAGCTGGCAGGGCAAAGCCCTGGGGCAGTCGCATGGGGTAGACCCTGGAGCCAACCAAGGCCGACACGGCAGCGTTATTGATCAGGTGTGTTCTTAATCCGGTTTCGATGCTCATTTATATCCTGCTTCATCTCCAGTATTTCGTGGAACACAATCGACTTGCACCGGGCGCACTTAATCTGTATTCGCATGGGGTATCCACGGTACAAGAGCTTGTTGCATGTCGGGCACCGTTGCTCGGGCAAGTGCTTCATTTTGCTATCTTCTTTCGATAGCTTTTTGATAGTGTGCGATAATCCTGGGCCATCTTTCCCGCTTCTTTTGCCATGCGTTTTGCCAGCCGATTGGCTATTGCCTGCATGACGCGCTTATGGTTCTCGTCGAGTGCTGGCCGGAAAAACGGCTTTGCAGGCATAGTGCCGGTGTGAGTGATTGTCACCCAGTTTTTTCCAATCTTGACATCCTTGGGCTTGTCCAGCTTCCTGGGCCCGGTTCCAAATTCCACGAGGTGGCTGTATCCTGCTGTCTTATCCGAAAAAACCTGATAAACACCATGCACGCCGCGCTTTTTCTTGCTGCGGATAGACTCATAAAGGCGGCCTGTTTTAAAAGACCCGTTGGCCTTAATGTTTTGCTTTGCCGCCTTTTTTACTTCATTGGCACCGGCTGCGGCTGCGGCATTTATGATATCTCTTTGCAAACGTTCTGGAAAATCCTTCAGCAACTTAGTCAGTCGTTCGGCGCTGATATTAAGAGCGTTTTTTTCGTGTGTAGTTGTCATGTTCGCGCCTTTGCCATGATTTCAAGGCCGTCCTGTCTGCCAAGCTCCCTGGGCTTGCCGGTAATTTCATAATCTGTTCCTTCAAAGGAGATCAGGGCGGTTTCATCAAATCCGGCCATGTACCGGGTACGAAACAAGGTGTCCGTTTCCGAAACCTTGCCGCCTTGCCACACTTCCCGAGCTGACTGCTGCTTTACTTCCGCAAACGTTTCGATCCATGCAGATTCCGGATGGCTGGTTATTTCTTCGCCGTACTCGTTCTGAGTGGCCACAGCCGGTTTGATCGTTATTTTTCTGTCCATGCGGCCTGAGATCATGCCCACCAAACCTTATAAGGTGCCAAGAGGATATCAATTACCTGATCAAGCCGTTCCGCGTATCCTTCCGGAGGCTTGTCATACCGTCGCTCAACATCGAGCTTGATTGCGTTTTTAATGCCATCCGGGATATTGGCCCGGTAATCCGGCGGGCTCTCTTCAATTGCCGGATACCCACAGACGTATGTAATCTCAATGGGGTATTCCGGATGATGCAAGGTTGTAGACGGCCAGGA